TAAGGTAAACCATAAGTGTTATGCCACGACTTGACAAAATAGTCAGACGCTGCTTTGCTTGCCGAGTAGGGATTTCTTGGGTCATAGGGTGTTGTCTCCTTGAATAATATTTTGTCCCAGTATTCTAAAGATCCATACACCTCATCAGTAGAGATGTGATGAAACTTTTCTACCTCTTTTTTGAGACTGGCATTCAATAGATTGATTGTGCCAACCACATTTGATTCTAGAAATGGTCTATAGTTTTGTATAGACCTATCAACATGACTCTGAGCAGCGAAGTGAAATATTTTTCTTGGTTTATACTTATCAAAAATATAATTTACATGATTCTCATTTGTTATATCACACCACTCAAAGATGAATTGATCTGTGTCTGGAATAAAATTTAGATCAGCAGCATATGATAGATTATCAACTACAACTACAGGTTCTAATAGATCAGTATCAGATGAGATGTAGTGTAGAAAGTTGCTGCCAATAAAACCTGCACCACCTGTTACAAGATACATTAGTAATGCCCCCAAGCAAAATGATCAACACGATTATAATCGTCTTGTAATCTCACAATGTCATCCTCCTTACAGTCACCACGTTGAACTTCAATTATAGTTATACCATTTTTACCACCTGTAATTCTATGTCTTTGTTCTATACCTATAAAAAATGTATCACCAACCTTACACTCTGTTTCAATGTCATTCTGTGTAATTATACCACTGCCCTTGACGACAACCCAGTCTTCTGTCCTGTGTCTATGGAATTGATATGATATTCTCATATCAGGTTCGATATATAACTCCTTGACACAATACTTGTCACCTCTCTGTAGGACTTTGTACCATCCCCAAGGTCTAAACTCTTTCTCCATCATGATAACATCCATTCACTTATTATATAACATAGTTTTATCTAAGTCAATCTAAAATGATCTCTGATCGCTTCATTATCTACTTTTATACCACACATAAACTTTGACAAGTTCACTATTCTATGTGTTATATCTAGATTATACTTTGATTTGAATTTCTGAATGTTTTCTGTAAGATTGACATGAGAGTGTTTGCCATCATTGTCACACCATATACACAAATATATTTTTTGCTCCCTTGTATCAATAACAACATTTGACGATCCTATAATATTACTTGCTTGATCATTTATCTCTTTCAAACTTATCTCTTGACCTTGAATCATCACCGTGTCATCTCTGCCTAAAAATTTGAAAGAACCATCATCATTGTATTCAAATTTATCTCCTGTCAAATTCAATTTACCATTAACAATTTGGGGGTCATACCAACCATCAGGATCAATAAACCTATCACTCTCAAATTTTTCATCACTCAATTTTTGTATCAGTATAGGACCACTGGTTTCACTGCTTCCAAATAAACTAATCATCTCTTTATATAATATTCCTAAATCATTCTTCCACTCTTTGTCAATTTTAGCGAGTGTATAGATATTGAGATTTGGATACTTAGTTGAAGTTTGTTTTCTCCATTCAATTATATCTTCTGTATATGGAAATTGTATGTGATCTATATTCTTGATGAAATCTTCTTCTGCTATATTGTTGTTGATAGATCCCTCCATCATAAGAGTTCTCATAAGTTTATTGATATTGATATAGATTCTCTCTACTTTCTCTGCCATCAATGCAGGTAAAAAGAAGGTTGCAAAACTACTTCCATGATGAAATAATTTTGTGTACATAACACCACCATAAAAATCTTTTGAATTTCTTTTTCCTAATTCATACATGAATGAATGTGTATGACTAATAGGTTTGGGTGTGCCAGTGGTGCCACTACTACAACACATCATCAAAACAGAATCATTTGTTGCATTGATCTTGTTATTATAGGAACAATCATAATCTTTATCATACTGTATAACAGTCTCTGCAAGTTCAATATACATTTTTGTTTTGGTCTCATCCCTTAGTTTTCTTTCATCATTGAGAACAAAATTTATTGGTGAGATAGATTTATTTTTTGCATCTATATGTTTCATTTGCCAATATAAATCAACAGTTGACTGTGCTATATCACACACACATGTTATCAAACCTAGTTCACAACACGCAATAAATGATGATATTATTCTTGAGTCCTTGAGAAAATTGAACACAGTTTGCCCTGCCACTGCTCCATGATCAACTAACATATTTTTGAATCTATCAATATCTTCACGCAAATAATCGTAGTCACGAATACGATTATGCTTCATATCATAATACTTTATGTTTTTATTAATTACTTCTCTCGTTATCAATGTACTTTGCATAATCAGGGTTTGGATGATTCACTAATCTTCTATGATATAATTTTATCACAGTTATTGCTGCTGTACCTTCAAAGAAAGCAGGTACTAGACCATGAATAATACTAGCGATGCCAGCATATAATAATTTGACACCTGCAAAAAATGCAAAGACACAGTGCCTACCCCATGTCTCCTTACTCTTGGTGAGGTGTCTCTTGCTTTGCAAGTAAAGGTTCAACTTCTTTCCAATCATTGTCGAAGATCTCTAGTCCTTTATCTGTAAGGACATGGTTGTACATTTTCTCAAACACTGAAGGTGGCATCGTTACGATGTCAGCACCATTTGCAAATGATTGAGACACACTATTTACGTATCTAATTGACGCTGATAGTATTCTAGTTCTATGTATCGCTTGAACTTTATATACTTGATCGATATCTTTTATAAGGTTCAAACCTGCAATAGAATTGTCATCTAGTCTACCCACAAATGGTGATACGTATGCTGCACCTGCTTTCGCTGCTAGTATTGCCTGTGCTACATCAAAGATAAGAGTGACATTTACTCTAATCAAATCTCTTGATAGTGCTCTACATGCTGTGAGACCATCACGAGTACATGGAACTTTGATTGTTGATGAATTTGGAAATTTTGTGGCAAGTCTGATTCCTTCTTCTATCATTTCATTGGCATCACCAACAACTTCCATACTTATATCTCTCAATCCAATGTCTTGTATCTCCTGATATACATCTTCTGGTTTTCTACCACTCTTTCTAATAAGAGTAGGGTTAGTTGTGACACCATCAATCATTCCTGTGGCGAAGTGCTCTCTAATTATATCTGTGTCTGCAGTATCAAGAAAGATACGCATGTTACCTGATGTCATCATTCTGGAAATTCAAAGTAGTTCAAGTTTAGCACACACCTTACCTTTGTGTCAACCTGAGACACACCTCTGTGTTTGATGTCTGACGGAAACTTTACAAATCTATTTGCAACACTCTTCACCTTGTCTCCAGTCTCAAACTCAGTATATCCATCGTTAGTATTCACATAGTATATTCCAGTGGTCATGGCAGACAGTGGTTTACCCTCCATCTGCACATCATAATGGAATTCACTATATGTTCTCTCAGTTTTAATTGGTTCAAGGTTTGCTTTGATTCTATGTAGCGACACGAACCTTATTTTATTGACCAATGGGATAAGAATATCTATTTGTTTGGATGTAATATGCCTTGCTGTACCTGTAAGAGAGTGAAATGTATAGAAGAGATGAGTGAATTGGTAGTTATTATTATCTTCATTTTTTTTATTAGAAACCTTTCTATCATTGAACTTCCACTCACATAAACCATCTTTCAATAAGAAATCAGATATTTTCTGATGCTGCAATGGACTTAGAAAGTTGTCAATAACTTGTATCATAAGCGACAAAAATTCAATTACTAAATAGGCTAGCATACTATAGGATATAAATCCATGAAAAGAGTATTATTTCTCTTTACTTTATTATCTATAGGACTTCCTGTAAGAGCAGATATAACCCATAAGTTGAGCAGCAGTGTACAACTTCAAGTGAATGCTGCAGCAACACAGGTTGAAAGAATCGGAAGCTCTTGGTCAGTTTCTGGTAATGGAGTTGATACAACTGATGGTACTACTGTGAACACCGTATCAGCAGGGACAATCACATCAGGTGTGATGTCACCAGGTACAATTGCAGCGACTCAGGACGTGCCAGGTGCAACTTTCAGCTACTCGGCTACATACGTTCAAGGTGACGCTGTATCACAATCTGCTCCGACAGTAGGGCAGGTAGGTAACTTCTCAGATCAGGTCTCAACTGCTGCTGGAACTGCTGGTGATTTAGCAGGTACAATTACATCCGCAGGTGTTATGACAATAACAGCTGGTGGTGCAGGTACTGTGGCTACTGGGCAGCATGTGACTGAACTTACAATACAATAGAAGTTATGGTAAGAAGAATACCCTTCTTACTATTACTTTGTCTAGCATCACCTGCTAGTGCAGTCCCCGTGGTGCCTAATTTCACACAAGGCTCGATGACTTCTACGACGGAAACGACATCGACGATCACGGAGACCATTAATTCGATGGACTATTCGACTGGCTGGACATATTCGGTCAGTGGTACAAATGTACAACACGATGGAACGAGCATGACACCCGATGCTGGTACTAATCAATCTAATACACTGAATGGAGTGACTTCATCATGGACAGGTCTAGACACCGCCAACAAACCGAACTGGTCTCAAGTGACAGTGGGAGATCCCTTCCAATTCACAGAACATTACGTCGGACCAGGTCTTCAGACGCATACCATAATACAAAGAGAACAAACCATCCAATCCGTCACCACATCAACAAGTATCTTCTCGCAATAGCGGTAGGTTTTAGTAACATAACTCCTGTTATGGCAACAGATGTAGGTGGTGTATCGGCAACAGCAAACCCTGTCGCCAACTCGTCTGGCTCAGTCACCAACCAGGCAATACAAGTTTTACAAGGTCCTTATATTACCAACACCTATGGAGGTGGTATCCAATGTCAAGGTCCTACCGCCAATTTTACGCCCTATGTCACCAGAACAGGAACTTGGTCAGATCCTTATGAACCATGGTTCAATGACCCTGTATATAATAACGCTGATAATAATGATGATGGTATCCCTGACTCTCCTGGTGAGATCCTCTATTATATCCCTACTCGCACAGGCCAGAAGTCAACGCAAAACATAAACCTAGGATTCTCTGCAACACTATCGTTCCCTCTAGACAAGGAACTACAAAAGCAATGTAAGGAAGCAGCAAACGCAAATATAGCAGCAATGCAACAGGCAACAGCCAATAAAAGGCTTGACTTTGAAATAGCCAGATTAAAAAATTGTGGAGAATTGATGAAAGCTGGTATCATGTTCCATCCACAATCACCTTATCATAAGGTATGTGCTGACGTTGTATTAGTAAATCCACCTGGCGTGGTAGGACAACACATACATGAAATACCACCAACAGGTGACGCTAGTAGTCTAAAGGAGATCAGTATCGGAAATGAAAATTGAATTCGAGAAACAATTTGGCAAGGGCACTGATCCTTGGTATGCAAAGGCAGAGAGATGGGCAAGGAAACAGCAGTTCCCACTATCTTTCGTTGCTCTAGCATGCATAGCATGGTTGAAAGAGAAGTGGGTGAATGTAAAGATTGAAAATACTATGACAGATGTCGATAGACAAGTCAAAGAAATCAAAGAGCAATGGGATGAAGAAGATAGAAAACAATTTGCTCCTGAGTATACAGAGACACCTTCAGAAGTAGAGGGTCTAAATGATATGTCTATTTCTTTTTCAACTTCAAAGGAGGAAGACCCTTCTTAGCACGATAAGCATTAGCCTGTATCTCAGACTTAGATAACTCACGATGACTACCTAGTTTTTTCTGGACAGT